CCAAACCCGCTTCACCGTCTTCGTCCCGTCTGACCCCTGGGAATCCATCGACTGCCAGACCTGGGCAGAGGCGCAGCGCCTGCTCGCCATCAAGGCAGACGAGTTCGTCTACGCTGAGATCCGCAAGGATGGGGTGATCCTTGACGACCTGCAGATCCTGTGACGGTTGGGGCACTGTCCCCACCTGACCCCAAATCGACCGACCGACCCTGTAGACTAACCACAACAAGCAAACGACCCATGCCCAAGACCATCCTCACCCTTGCCCTCGGCGCCGCCTTCTATGCCCCCATCACTGCTGCTGGCGCTGCTGTCATCGAGTTCGCTGCTGACACCGTGCAGAGCGTGAACGCTGCCACCGAGCGCCGCTGTGACACCTACAACAGTGTCCTCCCTGGCGCCTGCCAGATGCCCTGACCCTGTAGACTGATCACATCAACCAAACGAAACAACCCATGACCACTTCCCAAGGTTACCGCTCCCAGTTCGCCCCCCAGTACGATGACCGCTTTCTGGACTGTGAGCACGACGACCTGATGGATGCAGACGACTTCGATGCCCGCCGCTGGGAGCGTGACGGTTGGGCAGATGCCTGCTACGATCGCCAGCGTTGGTGACCCCCCTGGGGGGACAGTATAATGCCCCCCTACCCGTCCGATCGGCGGGGCCGAGCGGGTCCCATATTTGACCCTCTCTAACCTACAAAAGTATCCAGACGACCGATAAATATTTCAAAGGAACCCGAAATAAAAAATTTCCGTGGGTATTAGAGTATGAAAAAGTCGATTTATGGGACGACGATAACGCCGTTCGATGAATTTTGGTATATTTCAATATGTGTGGGAGAGACATTTAAGATAATGGGTTCCCATCTATTCAAAAAATTTCCCCAGGTAAAAAAAGGTAAAAAAAGTTATGCAGCACAGGATTAAGATTAAAACACCAGACGGTACACTCAAAGAGCAACTGTTTGATGATTTCAACGAATTTGCCGAGACCATCGAAGATATGGCACTTGACTATTATGCAAATGGTGTGAATACGCCACAGTATGATGTTGAAACGCTTTATGATAATATGACTAGAACAGAGAAGGTTACAAATGGATTTGACACAGAAGATTTTGGAAAAGCTGAATTCATTGGAGAGTAGGATCGAAGCATTAGAGAAGCGAGTGGAACAAATTCCAATTCCTTTTCAATTAATGTATAAGCGTCCAACAAAAGAGGATTACGAAAGTTTATCAAATACTTTAGATTATCTTCATAATAATATTGAAGGAGTGAAGGAAGATGTATATCGTTTAGCGACACGATAATGGCAACATTACTGACAGATAATATAACCGTTGGAATACCACCGATCACTCCACCAATTAGAACTTTACTGAGTGGGGTGGTTTCCAGTCAGTATGAGTTCAAACCAACACTCGGACCTGCAGCAATTGCAAGATTACTGCAGGATGGAGAGATAGCGAATAGCAATGACTATATTTCACCGTATCAGGACTTTAGTCTAACAATTTCGGCAATTCCTACTGATCCATTAGAGGTTATCACAGCAATCACTCTTACAATGAATTCATGCGTACTTGAGGAACCATTGCCAGGGGCAGATATTACTCGATCGCAGGACACTGAGTTTGAGATACCTGTGACACCATATTGGGCGCCTCCATTGTTTGTAGAGCCATTTGTAATTATTACACCGTCTGGTCCTACAGTATCTGTAAGTGGTTATTTTACTGAGAGAAACTTTTATGATCAGGAGTGGATTTTACAGTACGAGAATGCGATTGCGAAGTTTAGTGCTACTGGTATTCGGTTTACTAGAGATAAGAAAGGTTTTGTGAAGTCTGTGAATTTCTTAGAGACTCTGACTGGTATAATTCCAGCGGGGATTAATGTGAATAATTTTTATCCTATGTCGATTGCTGCCGCATATACATACGGTCCTGAAGTAATGCAGTCATATATACTCTTGTCTGAAAGAGTAATATCCTACAAACCATCGGAGATCAAAAAACTTCGATTTTATTTTACGGGAAATATTATTAGTAATCGCGGAACATTTCCATTTACCGCGCACATGACAGTGCAAAATAATAAAAAAGCAGCACAGGAACGATTACGTTACGCATTAAATAGAAGAACGTTTGGTGGTTTATTGCCAGGTATCTAAATGTCAAATACAGTTCCAGCATTGTATTCTCCCGCTGATATGACAACAGGGCATGGTCCTTGGCCTCCTGTCGGGTATCAGGCACCTCCAACAGGAGCATCAGAAGGGGTCTTTATAGAGGGCAAGAATGTACATAGGGTAGGGGATAGTACCTTACCACATTTTTCGATGCTTCCAACGCCTCCTGACCTTCACTCAGACACAATTTCAACTGGTTCTCCGACAGTATTTGTGGACAAAAAACCAATGGCATATATTGGTAGTGAGTTAACAAGTCCTGTGGGTCCTGCAGGACAAGTAGCAGCATTTGGAGCAACGACTGTACTGATTGACAGTCAAAAATAATTCTTGTATAATATTATAGTTCATTAAATAAAATTTATGGCAAAATCAAAGATTGGTCTTGTTAAATCTAATTACATTGAGGGAGCCCCAAAGAAAACTCGTCAGGGTCGTTCTAAGAATACTCATTTGGGTGCAACAGCTCGTAATGGTCGTAAGAAGCGTTATCGCGGACAAGGAAACTGATTAAATAGTTTTAGGCGGGATAGCAACCCCGTAAAAAGTTCTGTTTAACCTTAATTGGAAAAAACAGATGGCAAAGTACCAAGTAGATCGAAATGCGAAATATATGTACGAAAATTGGGGCACTAAACGATTAATTACCGATTATGTACCTATAGAAAAACAAAAACCAAATACTCCTCCAGATAATAGGTATTCTAGACCTTGTGGTGGCAAAGGAGGTTTTGATGATTTTGTTGAAAGATGGCATGAGTAACGACAATAAATAAGTAATAATATTGTCTTTCACTAATGCCTACGTTCAGGACGTTTAAAGATTTAAGCGTTACATTTAAACCACATCCTGTTACTGGCGACTTGATCACAATCAAGGATGAAGCTGCCATCAAACAGGCTGTGGTTAATTTGCTATTGACAAACAAAGGAGAAAGATTTTTTAATTCTGGTATTGGTAGTGATATTCCCAGATTACTTTTTGAACCTTTAGATTACGGTACTGCATCTTTACTTCAAAATGAGATAAGAACAGTTCTCGGAAGATACGAACCTCGTATTAGAGTTACTGATGTAGATGCACTTCCTGATGAAGTAAATAATGGATTTGAAGTTGAAATCGTTTTTGAAATCATTGGCAGAGAAGACAGACCAGTAAATATCAACTTCTTTCTAGAGGGATCCCGATAATGCCATACGCTCAGTTACAAAATCTAGACTTTGAAGACATTAAGATTGCTCTTAGAGAATATCTAAGGGCACAGAACGAATTTACCGATTTTGACTTTGAGGGATCGGCATGGAGTTCTTTACTAGATGTATTAGCATACAATACTTATTACACAGCATTTAACACCAATATGGTGGTAAATGAACTGTTTTTAGATTCTGCTTCATTGAGAGATAACGTAGTAGCAATCGCAAAACAATTAGGATACAGACCAAAATCAAAAACTGCGCCGATTGCAAATATTAGTGTAGATATCACATTTACTGGCGGAACAGCACCTAGTACAATTTACTTGAAAAGAGGAACTGGATTTGTAAGTCAATTTGATAATAACTTATATCAATATGTTGTAATAAATGATCAGAAAGCGATCGTAAATTCTAGTACAACTACTTTAAATGTAAATGTCTACGAAGGAACTGTAATCACAAATTTCTTTACTGTAAATACAGGACTTCAATCACAGAGATTTGTACTGGAAAATAGTGGAGTTGATGTTAATACAATTAGAGTTAAGGTTTATCCTTCTGTTGCATCTACAAACTATGAAACATATCAACTATCTACAAATATCTTAAGTGCTGGTCCAAACTCAAAAGTTTTCTTTGTAGAAGAAATTGAAGATGAGAGATATGAAATATTCTTTGGTGATAGTATTATTGGTAGAAAATTACAAAATAATGAATATGTAGAAGTATCATATCTTGTAACAAATGGTCCAGATAGTAATGGAGCAAGAACATTTACTTTTGCTGGTGTATTAGAAGATGAACTTGGAAATAGTTCTTATACTATTGTTGCATCAAATATTAGAGTGAATTCTATTGCTGCAGGTGGAGAAAATATAGAAAATATTAATAGAATTAAAAAGAATGCGCCTAGAGTATTTGGAGCACAGAATAGAGCAGTAAATGCTGCTGATTTTGAAGCAATTGTTAGAAATGTATATCCAGCAGTAGCAGACATTATTGTGTTTGGTGGAGAAGAGGCAGTTCCGCCAGAATATGGCAAAGTTAAGATTGCCATCAAACCTACTAATGCATCTAGTTTATCGTCAATAACAAAAGCAAAAATACGTGATGAACTTAAACCATATATGGTTGGATCAGTTACTCTTGAGATCGTTAATCCTTCAATTCTTTATGTTGAACTTACATCAAAAATTTTCTACAATTCATCTTTAACTACAGAATCTCCTGTTGCCATAAGAAATAAGGTAATTACTGGAGTTGAAAAATACATTGCTTCTTCTGATACCGAAAAATTTAATGGAAAATTTAGATATAGTAAATTTGTTGGAGTAATTGATGAAGTAGATAGATCAATTAATTCTAATGAGACTACTGTAATGATGAGGAAAGATTTTTATCCTGCTATTAATTCAACATACTATTATGAACTTTGTTATCAAAACGCTTTTGATAAAGAGTGCGATGGTTCAACTTTAAGTTCTAGTGGTTTTACAGTTTTAGAATTCCCAGATTCTATTGTATATCTTGAAGATAGGAACAATAAAATTGTTCTATATACATTAGATCCATCATCAGGAGAAAAAATAGTTCTTGATGATTTTGTTGGTGATATTAATTATGAGACAGGCGAGACTAAGTTATATGATCTAACTATCATCAAAGGTAGTTTTTATGATAATAGAATTGAAGTGAGAGTAAAACCATTAAAGAATGATATTGCTGCATCTAGAGAAGTTTATCTAGATGTAGATATTCAAAATAGTAAGTTTTCCGCATACCAAGAGTAATCTAGATGCCTACGAAGAACAGAAAAATTTCTGCCCTGATCGAAAGTCAATTACCAGGGTTTATAAGTAGCGAGTACGAAAATTTTTCTTTGTTCGTAGAAAAATACTACGAACACTTAGAATCTCAGGGTGGTCCACTTGATATTATCAATAATATTACAAAGTATCGTGATATTGATTTTTATGAGAAGAACTTACTTAATCAGTTTACTATTTTAAGTTCAAATATTACAAATACTGCAACTACAATTGCAGTATCTGATGCGTCTTCTTTTCCAAAGAAGAATGGTTATTTTAAAATTGATGATGAAATCTGTTTCTATAAAGAGAGAACTGATACTCAATTTTTAGAAGTATCTAGAGGGGTTAGTGGCAACACTATTTTGGGTGATCTTTACACTGATAGTGTTTTTGTAACTACTCAAGCAAACGCACATCTTGCTAATGCTAAAATATATAATGTTAGCAATTTATTTTTGTATGCGTTAATTAAAAACTTTGAAACTCAATACTTATCTGGCATTCCTGAAAAGTACTTAAAAGGAGAAATTAATAAAAGAACTTTAATTAAAAATATTGGAGATTTTTATAAAGCAAAGGGAACATCCAATTCTATTAAATTTATCTTCAATTCTATAATTGCAAAAGAACCTGGAGACGTTCCAGAAGTTTATAATCCAAAAGATTTTACTTTAAAATCTTCTGTATCTGATTGGCAAACAACATATTCATTAAAAGTTAAAATTTTATCTGGCAATCCTGCAAATTTGATTGGAGAAAGAATTGTTCAAGATTTAGATCCAACAAAACCAGATGTTCTTTTTGCTTCTGCTATTGTCGATAATATTATTCCTAGAGGCGGGGTTGGTGGTGATATTTACGAAATTATTCTAGATCCTTCTTCGATTAATGGATCATTTGAAATTGCATCTAAAACAAAACTAACAACTCCAATTTCAGGTAGTGATACTTTAGGAAACAGAATTGATGTAGTATCAACTCTTGGTTGGAGAAAACAAGGAAGACTTTTAGTTAATAATGAGCAAATTTATTTTGGCAATAAAACTGTAAATCAATTTATTATTGAAAGAAGAGGAAGCAATACTTCTCATAATACTGGATCTGACGTTTATAGTTTTTCCACGGTTAATTTTGAAAATGTAAATCTTCTTGTTTTAGGAGTTCTGTATAATTTTAATATTGAAAATCCTGCTCCATATTCACAAGAAGGAGATCTTGTTCAAATTACATCTCCTGGATTTTCTACTCTAGATCCAATCATTTATGATAGATTAAACAACAAAACAAGATGGTTTATAAATGAAAATAATGCAAGACCTACTTCTTCACTAAATCCGACAATTACTTCTGCTTTATCAGAAATAAATGCTGATGTCTCTGGTGTATATGAAGACGATCAGTACTACTATATTTGTTCTTCTAGTTATCCATCTACAAATATTTTAAATGCAGGTGTTACTTTAACTCCAGAAGATTTAAAAGTTCTCAAGATTATTAGAAAACAACCAACTACAACTACTGAAGTATACGAAACTGGAACAAGAGATGTAGGTATTTTTGTAGATGGAACTCTTGCATTTTCTTCAAAAGATCCAGAGTACGTAAATTATGGAAAAATTACAAATATTAAAATTGCATCAAAGGGAGATGGTTATAAATTTCCTCCCTATGTATTAATTAATAATCAACCAGGAAAAGCAAGTGCGGTTTTGTCTGGAGAAGTTGTTGAAAAGATTAATATAGAAACTGAAGAAATTTTTACTGATGTACCTACTATCACTATTACTGCTGGAAGAAATGCTCAAATAACAGCTATTGTTACTTCTGGAAGAATTACTAGTTTGAGAATTGATAATCCTGGAGAGTATTATTCTGCACCTCCTGCTATTATAATATCTGATCTTGCAGGAAAAGGAAGATTTGCAGAATTTAATGCAATTGTTTCCAACGGTAAAATAACAGGATTTGATAAGATTAATGAAGGTAAGTTTTATACTCAAGAAAACGTTAGAGTTGAAATTATAGAAAATGCAAAATCTAGTCCTGCCGTATCTACAGCAGAATTAAGAAAATGGTATAGAAACAGATATTCTAAGTACTCTGCTCAAATAGATTCAAATAATGGATATTTGTTTGAATCTTTTGCGTCTATTGGTAGAGTTGATAAAGATTATGGATATGGTGTAATTGCAAATCCTAAAAGATTGAGATATAGAATTTCTGATAATATTACATCAACTTTTAACGAAAGTGTTTCTTTAACGCACTCACCTATTATAGGATTTGCTTATGATGGCAACCCAATTTATGGACCATACGCATATTCAAATCCACTTAACAGTTCTTCTTCTATAGTTAGATTATCCAGTGGATATTCATTAAAATCAACTCGTACAAATGGTCCCAGCACAACAACGTATCCCTTAGGTACTTTTGTGGATGATTATGAATGGATTGCAAATGTAAATTCTGGTGGTACAATCTTAGATAGGAATAATGGTAGATATTGCGTTACTCCAGAATATCCAAATGGAACATATGCATACTTCTTAACTTTTAATGCTGCACAAACGCCACAATTCCCTTATATTTTAGGAGAGCGTTTTTATTCATTGCCAGTAGATTCTAATTATAATTCTATTATTTCTCAAGATGATCTTCCTTCAAATTCTAAGGTTCTAAATTCTGCAATTACAGAAAGAAACGGAGATGGAGTTATAGCACAGATTGAACAAGTAAATTCTGGTTCTGTTTCTGAAATTACTGTAGAATCTTCAAGAAATACTGCTTTTGTAGATGCAGATCTATACATTAATAATAATCAAACATCTGGATTTGGTCTTGCAGCAAAAGTAAGATCAGTAAAAGGAAAGCAAGTTACATCAATTGAAGCATTGCAAACAAAGTGTTTGGAACTATCGACAACAAACACTGCATATCTATTTGCTGGAGATACTATCACGCAAGCATCTACTGGTGCTACAGGAAGAATAATTGGTGATGTTTTCAGTGATAAAAAAATTGTTTTGAGAAATGTTTCTGGAACATTTAATACTACAAATTTAATAAACTCAAATACTTCTGTAATTGTAATGTTGTTGGATAATAATGCTACATTTACAAAGGGGGCAAATATTATTTTAACAGATGGTGTCAATTCTCCAGTAGCATCTGGTGTTATACTAGAATCAATTGTAAATCAAAATTCGTTAAAGGTTCGTGTAACAAGTGGAAATTTTGTATACCCATCTCCACCTCCATCTCCTGCTATCCCTCCAAATTATACTTTAAGAAGCGATAATTTAAATGATAGCACTGGAATAAAGTTTTTAAGCACTACTTCTTTAAGTAATAATTTAAGTATTAGCAGCATCAATGAAAATATTGCTTTAGTTACAACATCAACACCACACAACATAACTATTGGCGATGATGTTAATATTGATATCTTGCCAAATTCTGCTACCACAGAAACAACATATCAGGTAAGAAAAAGAAATTATCAATCTGTAATTCTTCAAAAACAGCAAATAGAAGTAGTAATAAATGATACTGGTGCTGGTAGAGTATCGACATTAAATTCTGGGATTGACTATCAAACTAATGTTTATTCTAATATAGAACTGATCTTTCAAAATCAATCACTAAGAAGAAATGGAATTGGTGCTGCTGGAGACTCTGGTAATGCTAGAGCAACTATTACGGTAAGTAACATAGGGGCAACGGGGTATGGAGCAGTCACTAGTGTAGTAATTACAAATAAAGGATCAGGATACAAGAGAGGAGATATACTTACAGTATCTGATGCATCTCTTAATCGTTTAGTGGCAAGCACTTCTACTCAAAGACTTTTATTAGAAGTGGTTCATGTTGGTATTTCCTCAGCAAATACATTATTTAAATTAGATAATGTTGTTGGAATATCACAAGGAGATATTTTACGAGTTTCAAATGAATTACTACTTGTTTCCTCTGTAAATGAAACTGAAAAAAGTGTTACAGTTGTTAGAGGTTATAATTCTACAAGACCAGATAATTACTATAATAAAAATCTTGTAACTTTAGAAAAAACAAAATATAACTTTATTATCGGAACACAACCAGTAGGTAGCACATCTAATGATCCATATGTTCATTCGTATAATGAAGATACTCAAGAATTAATTTTAAATTATGGATATGGAATAAATTCTCCTAATGAATTAGATGTTAGTAACACATTCTTTGATACCAGTGTTCCAAGAAAACTTGTAAAAATTTCTTCAGTTACTTCTCCAGAAAATAAATTTGAGTTTTCAAAGAATGGAACTACATTTAATATAAATCCAGTTATTGATGTTCAAAAATACTATCAGTATAAATTTGATACTAGTCATTCATCAATGATTGGTACATTTCTTGAGTTTTCTCCAAGTATAAGAAAAAATATTATAACTGTGGAAGCAATTAGAAATTCTATTGCTCCAGGATCCTCTGGATCATTTACTACTGTAAAATTTGGTGTTAAAGACGGATATAAAGTTGATACTAAGTATATTAGATATTATTATTATGATAAGAATGATGCAGTTCAAACAAATGGATCGTATTTAAATTTAATAGAAGATCCACTACAAGGTCTAAAAAGAATTACATATGTAACTCCAACAAGATTTGTATATCCATACACTACAAGACCTCAGTATGATGGAAGTGGATCAATAACTTATACAACCACGTCTAAATTTGCAGTTGGTGAAATTAATTCTGTATCAGTAGAAAATACAGGAGAAAGTTACAAGAAGTTGCCAATTATAGAAGGTGTTGAAGTTCACTCTTCTTTTGCTGCTAAACTTATTGCAAATTATGACTCTGTTAATAGAAATGTATTTTCAGTAACAGTTGTTAATGGTGGTTCTGGTTATTCTAAACCAAAAGTTGTTGTAGAAACTGGAGATGGAATTAATTTAGAGTGCGAGGTCTTTTTAACATCGGGAATTATTAATAGAGTTCTTGTTACTAATAAAGGATCTGGATTTACATCTGCTCCAACTCTAAAGGTAATTGAAACTAATGTAAAAGTATTTGCATCTTCTAAAGATATTGGCACTCCAAAAGTAATTTCATTAATTGAAAATGGGTACAACTTTAATGCCGATAAGACAAACCTATCATCTTATAG